CTGTGGCACCTGTAAATCCTGTAACACCACTTGCACCTGTAGCACCTGTAAATCCTGTAACACCACTTGCACCTGTAGCACCTGTAAATCCTGTAACACCACTTGCACCTGTAGCACCTGTAGCACCTATTTCGCCTTGTAAACCACTAGCTCCTGTAGCACCTATAGGCCCTCCTGGAGGTCCTGGGGCACCTTCAGATCCTGTAGCACCTTGCCATCCTTGAGCAACTGCTGATCCATCTCTACCTGGTGGACCTTGTGGACCTTGTGCTCCTGAAGCAATTACAGGAGATAGTACAGTAGTTTGTAAGGCTACTGTTGATTCTGATATATACGAAGCTGTTTCAATAACTTTTCGTTGTGTAGCTACTATTTCAGTAACTGGTACAATAACAGTTTGTAAAACATTAGTGTCTACTAATACTATAGTAATATCATTATTTAATACGGTTTCGGTACTATCTGTTTCAATTACTATAAATTCAGTGGTCATCTAGTTACCTCTTTGAACAGTGTTATAATACCACCGCAAAATTGAGTTACTTGGTTACCTGAGGATATTAGTTCTAGATCGTATACTGCTGTTGTAAATAAAAAACCTGTTGTAGTTAATGCGGGTAAGGTTAAAGTAATAGTTTTTAAAGTGTTATCTATTAAGACACCACCATTAGCAGTAGTTAGTTCTGCAATAACTGTCCCACTGTCAATATCAGATCGTATCTGCATCCTACCAGTGTATCCTGTTAGATCTACAGGTTGATTATATTCTACTACACCACCACTTATATAAGTCTTATAACTTAAAGAGTTTATTGAGTTTATAGTAATTGCTGTTGAAGTAACATCTGTAGCTATTTGATAGTTATCGGTAGAGTTAATATCTGTCATACCGAGCACATTTGTTACTTTCATTCTCCAGTTAGGTGGTAGTCCGTGTGCTGTAGTAGTAGTAATAACCATTGGAGCTGCTTGAGTAATCGCAGAGATATTTTTATATACTTTTGTAGGACTTTCCCATCTTAGAACCTCAGAAAAAGTACTGCCTTGATAAACTTTAAAATTTATTTTTGCAGGTGTTGTCATTTCTTTGCTCCAATACTATTAGGCCCAGACATAAGTATATGTAGTCTGGCAATTTCTTTGTTCAAAATAGAAACTTCTAATTGTAGTTTCTGATTCTCTATAGTTAGATCAGTTAATTGTTGACTCAAACGAATTAATTCTGTTTGTAGATTTCCAATTTCATTAGAAAGAGCAGTATTTTGTTGACTCATACGAGCTAACTCTTCTTGCATCATTTTTACTAAAGCTGACTCAGCTGCGTTATTTCTCCAGGCTTTAACCAATTGTTGTATGCCAAATGAGATACTTATTAAAGTAAACCCTAGACCTACAAGTATGCCTGAACCCGTATTAAAATCATTTGGTTCCATAATCGGCGCTTTCTTTAATATATTTTAAGCGTAAATTCAGCACGCCTCTATAATTTTGTTCTATTATACCATGTTGGGCTATTAGTGTCAAGATAAAAAAATTCCCGCCCCCTAAAAACTTAGAGTACGGGAATCTGAGTTAGATCCACATTTCTGTGAAAGTAGTAGCACTAACAACAGTACCACCGCCACCAATAGTTTGTGTAAACGGAGATATGTTGGTTACTGGTATTGATTTATTAGTTTGATCAACTTGTTTTGCTATGCCTGAGCTAGATACTGCACCTTCAAAAGGAGTTAACCAGTGTGTGGATCCTCCAGTAAATGTTCTTGTTGTACCTGTTAAATCACTAAAAGTACCTCCGAACTGAGGGTCGAATACTAGTACAGTACCTGACGCAATAGCTGCACTTGGATTATTGTAAACATTTGCATCTTGAGTAACTGTTGGAGCAATAGTATAAGTAGGTGCAAAAGCAGAAGTATATACTGCAGTTGTAGTATTTATTCTTAAACCATCTATATAGCCACTTAATCTTCCAATAGTACCAATTACTGACCGAGTACTATCTGCTGCTCCTAATACTAATGTAGTAGTAGTATTATTAATAGCTCCTGCAACAGTACCGCTTAAATAAAACTCTCCATTAAGATATACTGTCCAAGTTGAAGTAGTTTGTCTAACTATAGCAATATGATTCCATCTTGCAGGACTAATACCTCTGGTACCTGTTTGTGATAAACCCCAGGCTCCTGCAACTGAGGCGGAAGATACTTGTAAGGTTAAATATCCGTTACTGTCAAAGTATAGAAATAACCAGTTAGGTGGTGAAGTACTTGTATTATCACGTTTTGCAATAATAGGAATAATAAGATTAGACGCAGCAGTTGGAAGTTCGTCAGCCCATAACCATAATTCAACAGTTGCATTAGCTCCTAGATTTATAGTATTACCAGCGTCTGTAATAGTTAAACCTTCTGTAATCCTAGCTGAGCCGCCTGAAAAATTTGCGTTTCTAAAATTAACTTGTTGGGTAGGGTTAATTGGGGTTACTGGTATGGTTGAGTTAGTTTGGGTTAATGCTACAAAAACTGGGTTACTGTTAGTCATTGTATTAAATGTAACAGGCTGTACAGGTATTATGGAACTAGTTTGAAGTAAGTATGGTTCAAAAGCAGTTATAACAGCCATCTACTTACTCCTTTGGCACAGCTATTGCAAGCCTACTAGTAACAGGACCTAGATTAGTTGGCCACAATATAAATGTTTTTCCGCTATATGTAAGGGTATCTCCTGGAGCATATTCACCATTAAATATATAAAACCCCGACTGAGCAGATATATCTCCACCTCCCCAACATGAACCTCCAGACATAGTCCATGTAAGAGGTAATAGGGCAAAAGCCATACCCGTATTTGTAGCATTAGCTACTTTTTCACCAGCAGTAACACTAATACTTTTATTTGTAGTTACAGCATTTTCCATACCTGTATATGATTGATCTAGACTAACTGTATGACCTTTAGTTTCTGAGGTTCTTATACCTCCTAATCCGTGAGCAACGTATCTGTTAAACTCTCTGGTAAAACTACCGGTAGTAGAGGTTGGGTTATAGTTTATTAAATTAAACACCTTTAAGAAATTATAGTATGAATTAACATAGGCACCACCACTTGGAGATGTATTAGTAACAGTAGTCCAATGACTACTGTTACTATATATTCCTGAACCTACACCTGTCATTCTTGCACCAGCTACAGGTATTATACCATTTGCATCAGTATTCCAATGATCTAATCTAGTGTATTGCCAGCAACCTAAACCTGATACTGTGTAATTACCATTATTATTATATGTTCCACTCCAGCCTACACCTGTAGGACCACCAGCTACACTAATACCCCACAAAAAACATTTATCAGTTATATATACATGTAAAGCTCGCCAACTTGTTTGACCTGCTATAGCTTGTTGCTGACCATAATCAAAACTACTATTAACTAAACTTAATAGTGTACCAGCAGCAGTAGCTGAGCTTGAAGCTTGAGTTTGTGGTAGTTGACTACTAGTTATTGTTCCACCAGTTAAGCCATTTCCCATCATGACATTTGGGGCAGCACCTGAGTAGTTTATTTGGTTTATTTGATAGTAGTATTTAGTACTTGGTGCGTCATACACAGACTGTTCTAGTGTGAAATTAATAGTATTACTCATAGCAGGTTTTGCTATATGTGCTACGGTACTACTTAAATTTACAGTTCTAATTATTTCACTATTACTGGAGTCAAACCCTGAACCGATATCTGAGGCAAATATACCTGTATTAGATAAAGCAGTATTAAGGGTTCCGGCACTAGTAATTGTGGGAGTATTTATAATATAGGCAAGTGTTCTAAGTAGTTGTTCTAAATTCTTATCCGCAGTATAAATTAATCTTATATACATTTTTTATTCCCTTGGCACTGCTAGTGCTATTCTTTCAGTATGTGAGAAGGCACCAGGCCATAAAATATAAGTTTTTGTACCTGATGTTAATATATCTCCTGGAAAGTAGTCCCCATTAAACCAGAATACACCAGTTTTATCAGATATATTGCCACCAGTATTATTATACCAGGCATTAGCCCAAGTAAGAGGTAGTAAGGCATAGCTAGTAGATTTTAAATCACTGGAAAGATACCTTGTACCTGCTGTTCTGGTTAAAGGAGCCCCAACATTAGCACCATCTCTGTAATTGAACTGACTATTATAGTATTGCTCAATATTACTTTCACCTAATCCCCAGCAATCGTTAAATCTATTACCACAACCAAAATTAACAGGTTTATTTGCTACCCAAGGTTGTGTACTATTAGTACTACTATAGCTATTATCTAATTGACGATCAGCAACTAAAGCTGCAACACCGGGGTTATTACCGCGAACATTTTGATAAGCGGACACTTGATTTAAACTAGCTAAAAATCCCATACCATATTTGTTTGGACTACCATGTTGAGAGCATACAAAAGGTGGTACATTATTAGCAGCAGTATTCCAAGGATCTGTTCTTGTGTATTGTCCTACAAAATGTATGCCTCTATAGTAACTTGTATTGTCAAGGTGTGCGCCTGCAGGAAATCCATTTTCTCTTTTTACACCGGCTCCGTTAAAACTAAACATAAAACAGTTATCAGTTATGTACATAACTGCACCTGTTAAACTAGTACCCATGAAACTGCTATCATAAAAACCACTAGCTGGAGAAGCAGGAGATTGATTTGTTAATGTTAAAGTGCCTGAGCCACTTGTAGTAGAGGTACCAAAATTAATAGTACCTATAGCCTCACCAGTTAGCGTGCTGATTGATGTACCTGCAGTATTCCAAAAATTATATACATAAGGTGCGCTAGACCCATAAGATTCATTATAAGCTCCAGGGTCTGAAAATTGCACTACGTGTTTATCGTTGTTGGGCCTATCATATCCAGCAAGTTCTATGTTCCAGCTATACGCCCACGCACTAGTAGTAGGTTTATAAAAAACAGATTTAGTATTGCTGGTAAGTGCAGTTATACCTGTGCCACTATTCCATATAGCACTATTTGTTCCATCAATAAGTGCACCTAAAGTTGCATTAGCTGCGGTTACCAAAGTCTTTAAATTAGTACCTGTAGCTGGTCTTTGATTAATTAAATAATCTAATATTTTAAAAGTATACTGTGGATTAGTTCCGGTATGAAAAAGTAATTTTATAAACATTTTATGTTCCTACTGTAGGGGTAGCTGTATCTTCAGGTACCTCTGCTGGTACGTATAATTCTGGTTGAACAGGAGTATCAACCGCTGGATCTTCTGTATACTCTGCTACTATAACTTGACCTGGAAAATCTGGTTTAATAGATCCACCTTTTTTAAACATAACGTACCAACTGGTTTGATCTGTAGAGTGTATTTTTATTTCTTGGCAGTTTATACCGTACTCAGTAATTAAATTGCAAAAATCTTGTAACGTATGACAAGTTTCTGTAGGTATTATATATAAATATTCCCATTCAGTACGAGTTTGATAAAACTCAGGAAAGTTTAAATGTTGGACAATTGATTTATAATTCATGTTATTTTATCCGTAAACAAAAGTCATATTAAGGTTTGCAGCAGAAGTTCCTGCGGCAGTAATATCTACTGTTAAGTAGTCGAGGGCTGAAAGAGCAATACTAACATTTGAGGTAGTAGTAGTTGTACTAGCAGAAACTGTAATAGTTTGTATAGCAGTACCATTCTTTTTAACAACTAAAGTAGTGTCTGAGGAGCCTGCTGTTTGAAGAATACTAACTATTTTAGTAAGAGTAGCTGAGTTAGCAAGGTAAAAACGTAAAGTACCTGTATTAACAGTTAAGCTACCAGAGTATAAGTAATTTTTAGTAATATTACCTGTGGGTCCTGCAGGACCTGAGGTTCCTATTCCTGTAGCTCCCATTAGCCCAGAGGCACCTGTAGCACCTTGATACCCGCTAGCACCTGATGCGCCTGTGGCACCTTGACCAGTAGCACCTTGATATCCTGTAACACCTGTAGCACCTGTAGTACCTTGTAGACCTTGTACACCTTGTCCAGTTAGTCCAGAGGCACCTGTTGCTCCTATTGTACCTGTGGCACCTGAAGCACCTTGATACCCTGTGACACCTGAAGCACCTGTAGCACCTTGATATCCTGTAGCACCTTGATATCCTGTGACACCTGAAGCACCTGTGGCACCTTGACCTGTGGCACCTTGTAGTCCACTAGCACCTGTGGCACCTATTGTACCTGTTGCTCCTGATGCACCTGTAGCACCTTGACCAGTAGCACCTTGCAGTCCGCTGGCACCTGTAGCACCTGTAGCACCTTGATATCCTGTAGCACCTTGATATCCTGTAGCACCTGAAGCACCTGTAGCACCTTGACCTGTAGCACCTATTGTACCTTGATCACCTGTAGCACCTTGGTCACCTGTAGAACCTGGCTGTCCATTAGTACCATTAAATCCTTGGATACCTGAAGCACCTGTAGCACCTTGATAGCCTCCTGGAGGGCCGCTAGATCCTGTAGCACCTACTGCACCACCTATAACATTAAGAGTACCGTTTGCTCCAACAATTCCGGTTACTGTTCCAGAAGCATAATTACTACCACCTTTAGTTATAGTAGTTACTAAACCAGCTATAGGAGTTGTACCACCTGCCGCTCTAAAAGTTATGCTAGTAGAGCTAGGTACAGATAATATAGTATAAGTACCTCCAGTACCTAAACTACCTACATTATTAGTTGCTGTTATTACATCGTTAACGGCTAAACCTGTGGTAGAGCCTATACCGGTTATTGTTGCAGTCCAAGGGCTAGTATATGTATACGATAGTCCTGAACCTACTCTAACTCCACCTAGGGTTGTTGAGCTTGCATCAGGTAGAACATAGTAGTAAGCACTTAAACTACCGGAACTTACCCACGCTTCTCCATTCCAAGCCCAGGATTGTCCACCTGTTGTGGTAGTTTGGTAAAGTGTGGGATTATCTGGAAAAGAAATTGGCATATATTACTCCAATGGGCTAACAGGCCACACAGCAGTATCTAGACTAGTGTATGTATTTGTCATGTCTCTTAATGCTTGCCTATACATTAATACTTCTTGAAACTTTTCTTGTGTTAAAGTTAGTGGTAAGTTTAAAAGTTGTTCTTCTTGACGACGTTGTAGTACCCAATCAGTCATATATAAAGTACCATCTCTAACATCCCTTAAAGTTACTTCGTAAGGTTTTGGTAGTTTTTCGTGATATTGTCTACAATATTCTGTAATAGCAGATTTATTGTCGTCTAACCATATCATCTCTACTAAAGTACTACCACTAACAACAGTTGGTGGAGTACCTAATCTTTCTATTATCCAATGGGATCTAGTAGGCTCCCAATTTAATAAGCCTACTTGAAAAGGGAAACCAATAGCTGTAATAAACTCAGTAGCGCTTGAAAAACTGCAAGTTATGCCATTAAGTCTACAACTAGCAGTGTCATTATAGGTATCTATTTGTATATATTCATGTATCATATTAATATAAGGTTTTAGTAAGTTGAATAAAACACAACTTTATTTCGTCGGGTTGGAACATTACAACATTAGGATTAGAGAAAGTATGTGAATGAAACATACTAAAACTACTGTGATAGTAGGCGGTGTCAGTACCAAATCTAAAAGCCTGACCACTAGTATGATAATGAGTCCATGCTTCAGTACTTAGACCTCCTGAACTAAATGGTGCGCTATAAGGAGTATAAGTATTATGAGCAGTATTCTCATCACTTGAATATCCAAGAAAAAAGTCTACCATATTTGGTGTACCATTACTACCATTACATACTTTCCAATAACTAGGCAAATTAGCAATATTACCTGTATACATAACTATTATGTTATCTTCAGCAGTCATTTTAGAACCTAATTTCCAGAGTTTTAGTAACGTTCCTAGAAGTGTAGCACCCGTTATGGTTCCGGAAAGGCTGTGCGAGTGAGATAATCCTGAACTGCTATTTTCAGCTCTAAAAGCTAAGGTATTTGTTCCACTAGCAAAAGTACTTCCAAGAAAACTTGTTGGTCCATGAGTGTGACTACCTTGTTGATCAGTAAATCCAGATATACTACGCTGTGTAGCATAGTTATTAGCATATGTTGATCCACCTCTTATATATCTGTTTTGATTTATTGATAACTCTTTTGTACTTCCTGTTATTTGAGTAGCTTTACTAATTATTGCATTAGCAGGAAAATATTCTTGATCCTGAGTAGCTTCTAATAATATATAGTCTGTACTTGGAGGATTTAAATCAGTTCCGGCACCTAGGCTATAGAACAAAGAATGTGCGTGACTGCCCCCACCTAGAGTATATGACATTACTGTTGAATTTTGTGGATTAGCGATGCCGTTTTCTTTAACTATAGTTAAAGGGCCTGAGTGATACCCAGCACTACCTGTAGTTGTTCCGCCGGCACCTAGCTGATCGTTATTATTTGGTGTTACTGTACCTATTTCAGACTGTGTTGCAGTGCCTTTTATAAATTTTCCGTCTGCTGCAGAGTACCTAGTCCAACCTGTTAGACTAGGTACTGAGCTTCCAGAATACATAATAATTGCACCTTGAGGAATATGCCAGTAATCTGGCACTACATAAGGAGTATTAAACCCCTTAGTGATTAGTGATGATATTCTAGGCATTTTTATCCATAAGTTGTTAAGTTACCTAGTACTGTCCAAATATTACTTGTTGCAGTACCTATAAATACAAGAGTTACTAATTCTGTTTTATATGGTGTTGCTATTGGAGGTACTTGATTTTGCCATAACAGTGTTTGAGATGAACCATTAATTGTTATGTTATTTGGGATATAGGATATAGACCCCTGTGTAATAATCAAACTAACTGCAGTAGCTATATACTGACCTTCTGGAACATTAACAAAGTTAAGTGTTATGTTAGTTGTTGAACTAGCTAGGGAGAAAATCGCTCCTGCGTTATAGTTTAAAGTTACTGCTTGTGAAACTATAGTGGCTGGAGTATATTTTTCTGAAGTTGCTTGTAAGTTAACAGTACCTGTAAAAGTAGGACTACTAAACATAGTAGCTTTACTTTCATTAGTAACATTATTAAGTGTTGCTGGAGTAGGAGGTACGCCTCCTGAATACGCTAACCAAACTTCTTCTGGTGCATAATAGATATTAAGAGTACCAGTATTAGTGCTTAACCACATTAATCCATCGGTTGGATTAACTGGAGCAGTGGCTGATTCTATTAATTGAGCAGAACCTGTTGCTCCTGCTGGAGCTGCTGCAGTTATACTCCAAGGTGTAGCAGAGGCATCTGATGAACTTATTACTGTACTGGCATTTATTACTAAAGTAATACCTGAGTAACTGGTTATAACACCTTCTAAAACATTAGAATAAACTCCATTAATAGTTTGTCCGGTTCCAGTCATTCTGACATACTGACCAACTGCAAAAGCTGATTGACTAGTATCTCTATTAACTATGAAAGTTTTAGATCCTGTAGATACAGTTACTGTAGTTGTAGAAGTAAGTGGATTATATCCAATACCTGTAGCACCTGTAGCACCTGTAGGACCAGCAATACCGTCTAAACCTGAGGCACCTGTAGCTCCTGAGCCAGTAGCACCTTGATATCCAGTAACACCTGAAGCACCTGTAGCACCTTGATATCCTGTAGCACCACTAGCTCCTGTAGCACCAGCACCTGTAGCACCTTGTAGTCCTGAGGCTCCTGTTGCTCCTATTGTACCTGTAGCACCTGAAGCACCTTGATAGCCTGAAGCACCTGTAGCTCCTGAGCCAGTAGCTCCTGTTGCTCCTATTGTACCTATAACACCTGAGGCACCTGTAGCACCTTGATATCCTGTAACACCTGTAGCACCTGAACCAGTAGCTCCTGTATACCCTGTAACACCTGTCGTGCCTTGATAACCTGTAGCACCTGAACTACCTTGATATCCAGTAGCACCTGAAGCACCTGTGGCACCTGAGCCGGTAGCACCTTGATAGCCTGTAGCACCTTGTAGACCTGATGCACCTGTACTACCTATAGTACCTGTTGCTCCTAGACCTGTAGATCCTCTTAATCCTGATGCTCCTGTAGCACCTATAGTACCTGTAGCACCTTCGTAACCTGTTACACCTGAAGCACCTGTAGCACCAGCACCTGTAGCACCTTGAACTCCTGTAGCACCTTGATATCCTGTAACACCTGATGCACCAGTAGCACCAGTAAATCCTGTTGCTCCTGAAGCACCTGTTGCTCCAGAACCTGTGGCTCCTGTAGCTCCTATTGTGCCTTGAATACCTGTAGCACCTTCGTATCCTGTAGCACCCTGATAACCT